GTCCTTTTCAGTTATAGAAAACTCTCCATATTCGGGATGGTTATAGTCACCTACTGGAACAATTTGAATTTCCGAAGGAATATCTGAATCGCCTTTAAAAAAAAGATCAGTTATTAACGCAAATTGTTTGCTTGCATTTTCTTCAGGCATATTTACCTCCTTAAAATAAAAAAAGCCGAACTGGACATTTAAGTCCGATCCGGCTTTCGTAAAGCTCTATTAAAAATTCTATGGCGCTCGAAGCACTCTCTTATATTGTCTCAAAAACTAATTCTTTACTGGATTCCTCAAATTTATTTAAAAGGTCCTGTTTAGATATATTTATAATACATTTACATTTCCTACATTTTATTTCAAGATAATCGCCCTTAATTTTAAAAAGCAGACCATGACATTTTTTACATTTGGATTCCACTATATCTCTTTTGTTATACCAATCGGAACGCCTATACGTTCCATTTCAGGATGTGCAATTTCGGTTACCGATTTTGTTATATTATTCACCGTTTCGGCTTTTATATAAAAACTCTTTTTTTCTTTTAAATCTTTGAACTTTTTCAGGTACGATATCACAGGGATCCCATTTCTCATTATTCCCCATTTTTCATCTGCGAACTGTAGCGTTAATTCCGTTTCAGATTCTAAAGTATCGGATTTTTCAATACTGTACGCCTTCCGTCTTTTCCAGTTTGGCAAATCATACTTTTCATGCATCTTATTCCAACTTGTCTTTGAATCAACCCAATTAGTGAATGATGTTCCGATTTTTGCCGGAGACTCCCTGAATCCTTTATCTGCCATTACGGTCTGTCCGGTCTTGGGATTTACAGGAACTCGTTTGTCAGGTTTAATTTTATTTATTTCAATTTCTCTGGCTGTAATTACTTCAACATCACATCTGCACCTGAATCCGTTCGGAGGATACCAAGTCTGCCATATCGGATCGTCAGCCTTAGCTTTATGGCCATGCATAGCTGCATGATTTGGCCTTACAAAATCGTCTCCGATTGTTACATATTCCCACATTGGAAAAATCTTTTTCATCTCAGGAGTATTTAATTCCTGAAACTTCCCTGCTTGATATGCGTTAGTTCCATTCTGAATATATACAGTTTCGAGATGAAAAGGTTTTATCGGAGTTACTCCGGTTTTCTCTAGGATTGAATTGAAATCCCTCATAAAATCTGTATATGCTGTGCCTGCCTCTACTGCATTTGATAAAGAATTCTGTATGCTTTCAAGTGCATTCTGATTTGTTATATGAGATACCGTAAAAGCCTGAACACGCAGAAAGTTCACCATGTTTTCAGGTACTAATTGAAAAGATGGAATTGGATCATGTGAATCTGCAAATCTCAATGGCTCAATATTCGGATTAACCGAGGATCTCCCGAAGTGAAACGATTCTATCAGGTACCTATGAAAAACATTAGCAAAATTAGATATCCGGTCTATATCAAACTTCGTGTTTTCGATTAAATTTAATGCACCTTTAAATCCGCTTTTATTTCTCAGCTCTTTTTCTATGTCAGCTAACCACTCTGAAAATATCTTCGCGGATTCCTTTGCACCTTTCAAATATTTAGCATCCATGTAGTCTTTACATTCATATACCGAAAGCCTTTTCTTCCCCGGTTTGTTTGGCTTCTGCTTAAATTCCTCGTCTTCTATCTGCTCTTGAGGAACTCCGGTTGATTCCGATATTTTTAACAATTCATCCTCTTCCTCCGGTTTAGGGACTCCGTATTTATCGTATAAATAATCGGTTGCTACAGGTAACTTTATCTTGGTGAACAAACGTTCATCTTTCTCTGATTCTTTAAGAAGGTCAGGTTTTACTTCAAGGTCAAATTTAAAAATCGGTATATTAACATCCGGTCCGTAATTGAAAAAAACAAGAGGCGCTATTAACTGCCATCTGATTGATTTTGCCAGAGATTTTGCATCGTCATTTACAAGGTCACCTCTTACGTTCTCATGAACTTTCGCAGCTGCGTATGTTCCTTTATCCGGTATATCGGTTGTTAAAGTCTGTCCTAATATGGCCTTTGAAATTTGCCGGTCGATATATTCCAATATTCTCTCATAAACCGTTCCCTCTCCTCTTTTTGTCTCTACAAATTCAATTAACGCAGCATCGGGAATAACCGCGGAAGCATCTGTACCAAGTAAGGCAACTGCTTCCTTTAAGGTATTGATTTCTGTATCGACTGCACTTAAAGGATATTTTCCTATTCTTACAGGCATTCCATATATTTCACTGAATATTGACCAGTCTTTTAAAGAAAAAGATTTCAGCATGTACAGAAAGGAGACTGTCCTCATTACTCCTTCTCTATTCGTTAAACCTGACTTAGCCCTGGATATGTGAACTATAAACTTATCGAGAGGAAGCTCCTCTCCATAAAGAGGATTCTTTTCTGTCAGTAACCTTGGCTCGAAGGAATTTGCAAAGGTGAATTTCTGCTGTCTGACCTTATATATTCCATCTATGGTAATATTTGACTGTGGAGAAATAGCCCATACAATTTCGGAAACTGCAAATCCATATCCAATAGCATTAAGCAGGCTTTCAATTGCATTATCGAAATCTTTCATATTTTTCAGAACTTCTGATGTGAAATCCGCTATGTCTATATCCTGTGTTTCCTCCGATACAGGTTTTATCATCCAGTCTAATCCTGAAACAGCCATCTTTCTGGTCTGTAATGTCGAGGCTATATGACCGTCTCTTTCTTCCATCTCCATGTACAGGTCGTAAAGCTCCTTAACATGCCCTTGGTCACCACTCCTCATTATCGATAATAGTTTCGCAGGTGTTAGATTCCCTGAATATGTGCTGGTCCTGTCTATAATCTTTGGGTCTACAATCCGGTCTTTATTTTCCTTCGGAAGTTTATTAGCATTTATTTTAAATTTTTTTGTGAAGTTTTTAATTAAATTCATATTTTAATATACTCCTGCCCTCTTTGAAGTTACCCTGTAAACCTTGCCTATTATTCTTTTGCCATAATATTTTTTGAAATGAGTATGTATAAGGTACCTTTCGGCATCCATTGCATGATCAAAAATTTTTACTGGTTCCTCCATTACTTCCCCTGTTCTTTTATTTTCCCGCCATTTATAAGATTGTTTTTCCTTCTGAATATTAATACTATTTTTTTCTATATGTATATTTCTTTCCTTTACTGATAAAATTCCTTCCCAAACATCTCTACTATCAGCCCCGCATATATTAAAACCTGCTCTATAAATATCTTCAATCGTCTCAGGTCTCGAAGGATCAGCATATATAAATAGCTTACGTTTGCTAAATGGGATTTCATTTTTTAATAATTCTATTAAATCATCATCTGTTAAATGACTCTGATATATTAATTCAGTTAAATATACATCATTATCCTTAAAACCGCCATGTAATAAACTAGCAGGGCGAGAATATCCGAAATCAAGTCCGTATGCTTCCGTATCAAACCTTTGTTCATTATAATTAAATCCCTCTATTACATAGTTTGAATATATAATATTTTTCAATTGTCCCCAGATTCCAAGTCCATAAATTTTATATAATTGTTCATCTATGTCTTTAAGATTCTCAAGTTCTCTTTCATATTCTCTATCAATCCATCGATTATCTTTATATGTACTATGATGAATTTGAATATTTTCATCTGCTTTATCAAAAAACATTTCCTTTAACCAATGATATATCGATATAGGATTAAAGGATAATATTATTTGTTTATAATTTTTAGAATAACCCCTGAGTTGCAAATTTATTTCTATAAGTTCTTCCTTTGTTAATTCAGTAGGCTCCTCAACCCACGAAGATGTCATACCTTTTAGTGACTTGATTTTTTCTCTATTATCCATTCCAAAGCATAATATACTATTTCCATTAGGTGTAAATGTCAGTGTCATATCTGTTCGATTGACCTTGAATGATCCTGAAAGATTTTCATAATCCCTGTTAATACAATCCAACAATTCTGCAAAAACTGAATGCCTTATAGTACGAGCTACTTTCCTGAAACAAATAATTTTATGTCCTGTTTCGCTTATTATGCGTTTTATAACCTTTTGAGCGGCAAAACTAGATTTGCCGGAGCCCTTACCACCGCATAAAACAAGAAATCTTTTTTTTATCCAGAATAATGGATAAAATATAGGATTAACAATTTCATGTAAATCTGAAAAATCAATATTTATCATTCATCTATTTTATTTCTTGATAAGCATTCTTCTATTTCCTCTGGTGTCGGTTGTCTTGCCTTGGTTACTTTAATATTCAAATCTATTTCATGCTCATGCTTATCCTTAAACTCTCCCGGGAGCTTATTCTTTAACCAGAATATCAGAGCAGTTGTATTCGGTAAAATATGCTTTGTCAACTTTCGTATTTTTGCAACTTTAGGTTTAATAATATTTCCTGCATTGTCTTTCTTAGGTTCTCCGTACTTGTCTAAAGGTACCAAGTTAATTACCTCTGTTTCATCAACTATATATCCTATACAAGTTTTATAAAGAGCATTTACTACATCATTATTTATTTTTGCATGCCCTTTTTTTAAGAGTTCCGTTAATTCCAAAAACTCCGTTTTATATTTTTCCCATGAAGAAACAGCAATTCCGAGACGAGAACAAATTTCAGCCTCGATAATACCTAATTTTATCCAACCTAATATTTCATCAAATCTAATTTTCACATAAGTTTCATATTTAGACTTTCGACCAACTTTCTCTTTTACTTTTTTATCTGTATCATTTTTCTTTTTACTTAACATAATTTTAGACCAATACACTTTTTATTTATTATTAAATACATTTTACTTTTAAAACAGAAAATCAACTTTATGTTTATTATTATTATATATGTTTATTATTTAGTCAGTTTACTTTTAAAACAAGAAGATCAATACTTGACCAAGTACAATAAAACAATATAACTATATATTTTATAATAACTTAAACCATTTTATAACTTACTGTTATATATAAAGTAACAATGTTAATACAAATAAGTGTTAAAAATACCTTTTAAACACACACAAATCAATTCAGAGTACATAACTTGTAAAAAGTGACATATTTGTACGTTAAACACTTAAACGACATTACCAGAATCGTTCTTTTGTGTAAGTGTAATAAATACAACGTTCTATGTAACACGTTATAGATTGTTGTTTTTAAACAACTTATAACAATACTTAAAAAAGGTTATAAAAGATTAAAAAGATACTTGACAAAAGTTTATTCCTTGTTTATCTTAGCTGTGTAATTAACATAAGTTATTATGTTTTAATAACTTTGTTCTTTGAAATAATTAAAAGTATTAAAAACAAAGGAGTTTAGTCATGGCTACAAAAACAAACTCAAAAACCGTTGTTAAGTCTAAAGAGACTAAAAAAACTAACAACGTTTCAAAAAACACGACCAACGGTAACGGTAGTAAAAAAACTGAGAGTTCTAAGATCGGTACTGAATATTTACTTTTCCCGGATGCTTTGAAGTACGCGAAAGTTAAACGTAAAATATTCTTTACAAGCATTAAGACCGGAAGTTTAAAACGACTCATAGTTGATAACAAGATTTGTTTTATCAAATCTGAGTTACAGCTACTTAGACAGGAAGTTGAAAGAACCAATGTAAACGGAAACGGAAAAGGAAACGGAAAGAAAAAGAACGGTAAAACAGTTGTAAACGATAAAAAGAAGTAGAACCTCAGTAAAAGAGAGTCTGAAATTTATTTTTAGACTCTCTTTTTTTGTCCTCCAAATTTAATATTTTTACTTTTTAAATATTTATAAAGGTCCTCCTCTGTTATTGCAAATTCTTTAAATCTTGCCTCGCATATATCTATATCATCCCTTATGGCATGCAATAAATCTCTCCCTATGTATTTATCTTTGTACCATTCCACTTCTGCAGCATAAGAAAAATATACCATTGATTGACAGTAAAGCTCGGGATAAAATACTCTTAAAGTTTTCCATTCAGATAAGTTATGATTCGGGCAGGGATAGCATCCAGTTCTCTCAAAATGTCTATATAAAGGTAAAAGTCTTATTTTTTCTTTTCTAAAATTCTTTTTCATCATCTCCTCTGTTTCCTCAAGGATCGGAAGAGCAAAATGAATACTACTCATGTCTTTAAGGATCCCCCTGTCTGTGTAGTCACTGCGCCTAAGACTTTCCTGTTTTCTCATACCTAATAATTCAACACTGTTCGGACAATCAAATTTTTCTTTAATATATTTTTTCCAGTGATTTAATTTTAAGACTCCGTTGCACCACAAATTTCTTTGGTATGGCATACTGTTCTTTTTAAGACCTTCTATGTAGGCCTTATCATCCGTTAGTCCTGTTATAGTTATTTTAATTTTGAAAACATCCTCGATATACTTTAAATAATCATGAGTTATCGGGAATTCTATTCCGGTATCATGGAAAACCACAAAGGCATCTTTTAAGATTTTATTTCTCTTGGCCTACAAGAGAACCGAAATACTGTCTTTTCCTCCTGAACAACAAATAATAATCTTCTTATGCGATTTTACATAATCGATTAAACTCATTTTTTTAAGTTCTTCGGGGAGCAGATTGTACGAATGTTCACCATATACTTTTTTAACTTCGTCTTTCTCTTCCTCATCATCACCTTCAATTCTATTCTCTTTGAGG